TAAGGCAACATCGAAAGTCCCCTCCTCATAGTCATCCAGCTTATTAGCCGACCCAGTGCCGCCAAGGTAAACACCGCCAGAGAGGTAGAGGTCTTTGAAGCGACTACTGCTATAGCCTAAGTCAATAGCCGCATCTCTATTTGCTCCAGTAGTTGTTGATGGCGCAATAATGTCACTAGCAAACCGTATGCCTGAATCACTCCCATAAGTTGAACCTATAAACAATGCGCCACCAGTTGATCCAATACCCCCCACTATGGAGCCGTCTTTGGCAAACTCAACAATGTTACCGTCACTTGTAAGTCTGTTTATGTAGGCAGGGGTGTTGCTACTACGTGTTACAAATAAAGTGTTATCTGCTCTTAACTCTATGCCAGAAGTGCCAAATCCTGTACTCGTCTTACCCACCAGCAAGTTACCGCTGTTGTCGATTAACATGCGTGTAGCACTAGCACTGTAGTCATGAAACTTTAGAGAAGAGCCACCGTTTTGTATTCCGTATATTTTAGACGTATTTGTATCATTTAAGACCACTCCAATATTACTACTAGCCCCAGAACCTTGGATGTTTAACATATTTACGTCAGTAACTGTAGTGCCGCCAATCATTACCCGACCGTTGCTGTCGATGCGCAAAGAGGAGTTTAATAGTAGATCACGCTGGGCGGTTGCGCCACGGTCAAACGCTTGAACAAAAGCGTAACTACCGCCGCCAGACCAACCTATTTCTACAGCATCGTCACCTGCAACATCTCCAAACCTAGCATCTCCAACGCCCTCAAGAACAAAACCCGCAGTTACCGAACTCGTCCCAATGCCAACATTTTCTGAGCTATCTATGGTAATAGCTGTAGCATTAGCATTGTCATCAATACCTTGTGAGGTAAAAGCACCAGTTACAGTAAGGTTAGCTGCAGTAGTAGTACCAGTAAATGTTTGGTTAGCTACCTCAAATGGTGTGTAAGCTACAATCTCAAGTATGTCACTGGCTGTAGCACCAGAGGCTAAGACTACATCACTACCGTTAGTAGCTGTAAAGTCTGCTGGTGCTAGTTTAACTCCGTTAAGATATACGTCTATAAACTGTGGCGTGTATCCTGCAGTAGCAAAGCTGGTCTGTCCACCAGTAGCTGTAAATGATTCTCTGTGTTGTGTAGCCTGTGGTACAGGAGTTGTGCCTATATATCCAGCCATTATAATGCTCCTATGATGAACGCCAAGAGTTCACTGTATCTTACGCCCATTCTAGTTCTTTCTTCGCCAGTTTCTTCGTCAGTCCAAGTGCTTGAAATAAACATGGCGTAGTCACCAACGTCTAATCCTTCAGCCGCAAATGCAGCTTGTAGGTCTTGTGCAATAATACCAAAGTGTGTTCTGGCTTCATCACCCTTAGCTTCTACTGCATCACGCCAGCGGAACTTACGCAGCAAACCTTTGGCAGCTACAGCTACACGTTGCTCTGCGTCTGTTAGCTCTGCAATGTCTTGCTTTTCGTTGCGGTCAGATGTTTGGATTGTGCCGTTGGTGGCATGAATGTCATCAAAACGATTTGCAACAGTGCCGATGTCATTAGCGTTATCTGTAAAAGAACCACTGTCTCTTGGAAGCAACGCCCCTGATCCCATACCTATTCCAAAGTTGTTTGTAGGGCCATCTATTACTAATGTCCCATTTACAGTCCCAATACTCCCCACAAGTGCGCCTGATCGTCTAAAGTTAGCAATGTTTCCGTCTGAACTAAGTCTGTTTAACTCAATAGCAGACTGTCCACTTGTAGCAGATGAGATTAAACCATCGGACCTTAATACTGCCCCAGTAGAAGTTCCAGAATTATCCCAAGGTTGATTATCAGTAGTACCCACAAGCACGTTGCCGCTGCTGTCGATGCGCATGGCTTCTGATAGTGTGTTGGAACTAATTGTTTCAAAGCGAATGTCGGCAGACGGTGATGCACCACCATCTGTAACAGTACCTAGCTTAATAGCAGCAACTTCTTTATTAGTATTATTAACATTCGTAAACAAACTTGTAAGGCTTAGTGACGCTGCTCCACTTTCATTAGTCTGGTCAATAACCAATGCAGAATAATTCGTCCCACCAACACCAGCATTTGAATATGTTTCAAATTTACCATTAGGCGAACTCGTCCCAATGCCAACATTAGCTGATGGACTTAAAATTAAATCACCATCAGTAACAGTAATTACTCCATTGGCTGCACCTGCTGAACCTGTATCAACAACCTGCAACTTCATTGAGTCGCCAGAGGAAGTATTAATGTTTACGCCAAAATCACCGCCTGTTGATGACTTTAGAACGATGCCTTCGTTAAAGGTTGCTCGACCAGCTTGAGACATGTCAAGGGTAAGGGCAGTAATTGTACTACCACCATCATTACCTTTGAATAACAAGTCTTTATCACTTGTTGGATTTCTAATTACAAAGTCATTTGAAGACTGGGTTACAAGACCGAATGTTGTTCCACCATCTTTAAAATTAACTACAGCACCATCAGTATCAAGATTAATTTCTCCTGCAACATCTATGGTTAGATCACCAGAAGCATTAGCTATATTACCTGTAACTTGTATACCTGTGCTGGTGGTGGCGAGTTTTTGAGAGCCATTGTGCCAGAGTTGCGCAGGGCCACCATTGCTTAAAGTCAAAAGGTAATTATTTGATCCATCCCTAAAATAAAAACCGTCACCGTTAGATGATAATTCAAAGTTGCCAGTGCCTACATCTTTTATATAGCTATGCGACCCATCATGGTAAATCTGTAGATCAGACCCTGCGCCGAAGATGGCTTTGTCGTTATCGCCAAAAGAGAGATCACCATCTATATTGGCATCACCATTAATATCAGCCCCAGTGGTACTGAGGTTGACCGCCTTAGAACCGATATATCCTGCCATTAGGTTTGCTCCATTACACTGATTACAATATCTGTTGCACCAGATGCTGTAACTTTAATTACATCTGTAGCTTCCATAACTACTTTACCATCTAGTACAGAGAGTGATGATCCAGCAGGTATAGCTGCGTTAGTTACAATTTCTACATCTTGGTTTGCTTCATTGTTAGCACCAGCCCTGTTAGCTGTATCACTTGATAGTGTAACTGTACCAGTAATCTGTGAGCCTGTAGTGTTGCCTAAAACTAACCCAAGGATTACTGCAGTGGTAGAACCTGCAACAGTATAGATAACATCTTCTGATGTAACCCCTGCTTTAGTTATGACCTTAAATGTATTTGCCATTTTCTTTTCCTATCCTAATGCGATGGCTAATGCTGTCGCTTCGTCTACAGCTACCGTAGTTGCAAAAGCTGTAGTAGCGATTGTAGTGTTGTTAGTACCAGAGCTTTGAGTGGCACCAGTTACAGCATTGTCAAGAGAACCACCGTTTATTGTAGGTGATGTCAAAGTCTTATTGGTTAGCGTCTGTGTTCCAGTAAGTGTAGTTACTGTATTATCAATTGCTAAAGTTACTGTATTACCTGTAGCACTTGAAGCTAAACCTGTACCACCAGCTACAGTAAGTGTCTCGCTATCTAAATCAATAGCTATTGTACCAGAGTCTGTGGTAATGTCAAGGTCTTCTGCAGTAATTGCTGTATCTACATAATCTTTTACTGCAGCACTGGTAGGTAATGAAGTGTCATTGTCACTTGAACCAATACCTTCTGACTCAGTTACAATAGCAGACGCTTTAAAGTTATCTACTTCAATATTAGATACAGTATTATTATCTACATTAATAGTTTTGTTTGTAATAGTCTGAGTGCCAGTAAGTGTAGCTACAGTAGAGTCAATGGCTGCTGTTACTGTATTACCAGAACCAGTGGTAGTTATACCAGTTCCACCTGCAATTGTCAAGGTTTCACTATCTAAATCAATACTTAATGCACCACCACTATCACCTTGGAAGTCAAGGTCTTGAGCAGTTACTTGTGCATCTACATAAGCTTTAACTGATTGCTGTGTGGGAATAAGTGTAGCAGAGTTAGAAGACATATTATCTTCATCAACAAATGCTGTTACAGTGATTGTACCATCCGACAGATTAGCGAAAGTAATATTACCTGCACTAGAGCCACCGATAGTTACACCGTCTATTGTACCACCATTAATGTCTGCTGAAGTAAGTGTGATAGAAGCAATTGTACCACCCTCAACTTTATCACCAGAGATTTGATTATTAGCTAGTGTAAGTGTACCAGCAGATACATCAAGTGTCTTGCCTGAACCTACTGTAATATCTGAGGTAGCAATAGTAGCACCGTCAATAGTACCACCGTTGATGTCTGCAGTATCAGCTACCAGAGAGTCAATGTTAGCAGTACCATCAATATAAAGATTACGCCACTCTTTACCTACTTCACCTAAATCATAGGTATTGTCTGCGTCAGGAATTACATGAGAAGCAATCTCAGAGTTTAACGTAATGCCATCTGTGTCTGCATCACCTAATGTGATATTACCACCAAGGGTAATGTTACCAGCTACATCAAGATTACCTGCAAAGTAACCATCTTTGAAACGAAGTGATGTAGTGCCAAGGTCAATGTCGTTGTTAGTTACAGGAACAATAACACCATCTTGGAATCTAAACTGCTCTACTGATGAGCTAGATACATCTACAAAGACACCAACTCTATTATTAGTATCATTCACTACAACTTTGTTTAATGGAGTAACAACACCTGGATCACCAATGAGTCCAATTACTGGACCTTCACCTGCAGTGCCATTGTGCTTGTGTCCTGTGGCATTATGGAAAGCAGCAAGTAATTGGTCAAACTCGTCATTAGAGTCTGCTGCCTGAATAATATCACCGTCTGTATATGTAGACTGTCTTGTATAACCTGCCATTTACCTTCTTGCTCCTACATCAAATTCTAGCTGGAAACCCTTTAGTGAGTATGGTGAGGATTCTCCGTTATCAACCACACGAAGTGCTACAGCAAAACCTGATCCTTCTACTGGCTGTCTTACTAATGGGTTTGTTTGACCACCATACGTAGCAGTTCCATATAATGAAGTACCGTAAATAGCTACAACCTTTGTAGAGTCAAAGGGATAAGCTGCTGGTCTTGGTGCGTTAGGATCTTCATAGTCGTATCTTAAAAATAGATCAGAGTTTACTATGCCTGTTGGTGCGTAGTTAATAATAACTCTTTGAAAGGCTTTACGTATACCTGCGTCACCTGCAGTAATGTCAGGGCTACGATAACGTCCTATAACATTTGTACCGTCAAACTTATTTGTTTTTTCTTGTCGATAGATGTAACCATCGTACCCACCGTGTAATACAAAAGTATCCCCTTGAACACTTACTGAATCTGCACTTGCAGGTTGAATACCTTTTAGCTTAGCAAACTCATAACCTTGAGCTTTTCTTACTGCAATAACACCAGATGTCTGTGCTTGTGTTTGACTGCTAGGTTTAGAAAAGAAAATACGATACTGAGTTTTATCTGGTATAACTAAACTATTAAAATCATCAATGTCAGTTTCACCCTCAAACAACTCTTGAACGGGTCTACTAATTGTGCCAAGTTCAACGTCATTAATTTTAGCTGTACCAGCAACAGTTCTTAAACCATCTCTACCAAGAAAAATAATTTCACCCGCAAGTTCTTGTACAGTAAAACCATTAAGACAACCAATATCTCTTGTTACAGGCTGCATTACAAAATCTGCAATAGTATTACCTACAAGTTTATAAATACGTTCTTCTGCAAAAATATAAAGCTCATCACGAAATGGAAACAGTGCAGTAATCTTACTATCTACTCGTATTGAACCTGCACCATTAGCTGCACTAAAGTCATTATCTGTGTACGGTGCAGTAAATACAACTTCTTCTGGTGTAGCTGACATACCAGCAAAGAACAAAGCATTTTTAAAATGTTTTACAAACTTAGGATTAGCTGGTGCACCTGTAGCACTAAGATCCGTTACTGTTGTACCATCATACTTAGTAGCATTATTAGCACCATCAGCCCATACAATAACTTCTGTACCAGCTAAGTTATATCTGTCAAAAGAATAACGTATGGCATTGGTTCTGCCACTATCAATGCTTGTCCAAGAACCACTACCACTAGCAGCTTCGTAAATACTTGTACCTCTAGCAGCAATTACTTTATTATTTCCTGCAAAGTATGCAGACATTAATACAGGTTCTGTAGAACTAGCTGTTTGTGGAACTACATTAGTATTCCACTTTTCAAAACCATTGATTCGTCTGTAGCCACCTCCAGTGTCAGGCTCAAAGTTTTCTAACTCTAATGCCATCCCTGGTTCCATAGCAAAGGTAGAACGGTCAAGAACTAGACCACCCTGCAATGGAAAAACAAAAGGGTTTAAGCCTGATTCATCTGCCATCTATGCTACAAATCTTCCAATAGGTGTTCTTGTTACTACTGTAGAACGTAAGTAGTTTGTTCTGTTGCTAAGTAAGCTTTGCATACTTTTAATGCCTTGTTCAAAGCGAGCAAAGTTTAGTTGGTATTCACCACCTTCACCACGGTACTGATAACCAAAAGCTGTGGCTCCATCTACAATAACTTGACGATATTGTTCAGGTATTGTAGGGGCATCTGTTGCTGCAGATAGTGCAGTTGTATATACATAGTATTCAAATTTTATAGAATATGCTTTATCTGGATAAGGGTATAAACCAAAATTATTATCTGGGGTTCTAAATACGTGAGTAGGTACACTACCCATATCAGCTCTGTCTTCTTGTTCGATATGTTTATTTAAATAATCTTTGTAGTCTAAAACAGTTAGTGACCTACCTTGAGCACCTAAAGACGTATCTTCTACAACTCTAAAGGTATCATAGTCTACATGTTTAGATGTAGCAGGTATAGTGTAACGTGTTGTTCCAGCTACAAGTGTTTCTGTTTGTGTGGCATGATTGTAAGGCCAACTAAATTCACGAGTATTAATATAGTTAATAGCATCGTTTACTGCATTCTTACATTGGGTTTGAAATCCACGAGAAGATGCAAAACCAGCTTCAGTTAAAGCTACCTCATTAAATCTAGCTAGAACTTCGTTTGTAAGACCTAAGTAATTATATGCCATTGTGTTCCCTTAAGATAGCCTAAAGGGGCCACTCGAAAGCAGCCCCTAAGGTTAGTTTAGTTACGCAAGCGTATCACGGTCTACTTCCGCAGCAGCTTTAGTAGCACCCATTGGGGCATATACTACAAAGAACTGGAAAGAACCTGCTGATGGAGCATTTGAACCTGCAAGCAATGCAGTAATGGTCGTGTCAGCAGTTGTGACATTAGTAATACCGTTTACTGTGGTAGTAGTAGCGCCAAGTGTTTTAGCACCATTAATATCAGCAGTACCAAGCATATCAACGTCACCGCCTGTTACACCGTAACTTACTGCGTTAGCACCACCAACGGTAGCTGCAGCAGTACACTCAGAACCAGCAGCAAGAACCACACAGTTACGTGGAACTACACCGATTTCGTGAGTTGAGCTAGTGGTAAGAGAACCGTGTGCGATTACAGCAGTCTCAATACGAACTGGAGATTGTAAAGCCATTGTTTAGTCCTCCCTTATGCCAAGTTGTATTTGGCGTTGACAAGAGCTTCTGGACGAAGGATCTTGCGGCCGTATAGATGCATACCACGAACAATGTCAGCAAAGCTGTCAGGGTCACGATAAGTTTCAGTCTTGTTGATTTGCTCAGCAGTTGCTACAGCAGAATCATGACCAGCTACGATAACACCGTAGTTAGCGTTTTGGTTTGCAGTACCTGTAGTACCTGAACCAGTACCAACTGAAGGCAGGTTGCTTGAAGTGTATACACGGAAACCGTGGAAGTTATTCAAGACCAGACCATTGCGTAGTCCACCTGATTCACCAAAGTCTGCGTTGAAGAGGCGTGAATCCTCGTCACGAAGTACTTCCATAAATACTGGGTCAACAACCAGCCAGCGTCCTTGAGTATCAACTTGTTGTTGATCCAAGAGGCGAGCCATACGAGCAACAACCATTGCTGGTGAAGCTGTAGCAGTTGGAAGGGCAGTGGCACCAGGCAAACGTGCTGCAACTGGGATCGAGTGATCACCAGCAGAACCAGTTGTGATGTTACCAAAGTCACCTTTTTTCAGTTTCATGCTTGAAAGCAATTCATCTGAACCAGCAGTGGTTACTGCTTTAGTGCCGTTTACTTGGTCATTGACAGTATCGGCATCTGTGTGCAAAGCTGATTGCTTAAAGCCAGCCAAATAACCAAGAACTTCTTGGTCGTGCTGGTCAGCCAAACGATAAGCTGCACGGTTGGTTGCAAGATCCATGAAGTTCACATGTGAGTGAGCCTCCTCGATGTCGTCGATTTTAAAAGCAAAATAGTTAGCTTTATCAACGACCAATGAGAAATCCTCATCGTCAAGATCTTGTGCTGAGATGTTAGTACCACGAGCATATGAGCTTACAGAAATCTCAGGTTCTTTAATGATTTTAACAGTGTCGCCTTGGGCACTGATCTCTCCGAAATAATCAGAGTTGGTGATGTCACCACATACAGTACTCTTGCGGAAAGCAAGTTGTACTTTTTTGGAGTAGATTACGGATGAAAAGTTACCGTTAGGTAAGTTACCGTATCCCCCTGCTGTTGAAAAAGCCATAATAAATCCTCCTGATAGTTGGCTTCGTTACAAAGCTAATACCAATAAGAGGCTGTTACATTTTCTAGGGTGCGTAAATTTAACAGTCGGCCAACCGTTAGTTTACGGGCCTGTACTTGAACAGGTGGTTCTTTATAGTTTAGACTTGTGGAAATTGGACCAGAACAAAAGGTAGTCATAAGAGGCTTTTGTTCTATGTCCCTAGTTATACTATTGATTTTTTGTTTGTCAATAGTTTATCTGGCATTACCAGACACGTCATAGACAAATTTACCAGTGCGCATTGCTTTGTTAATTTCGTCTGCACGTTCTTCAAATTCTTTGTCAGTCATCTTAGCAACTTCTGACTCCCGAATTGTATTACTAGAATCAGCTACATCTACTTCAGCTTTACTACGTCGAGCTACTGGTGATGCTGCTGCTTTCTTGCTTGCTTTCTTAGCTTCTTTGGTAAGACCTTTATCTGACTTGTAAAGATCAATAACACGTACTACTGAGGCTGGATCATCTGCATTTTCATATAGTGCATCTTTAACCCACTTAGGTTGTGCATCTGCCCAGTCATGAAACTCATCTGCTTCACGTAGGTCATCAAAGTCTGAATGTGACTTACGTATTTCATTTTCAGATTTAACTCGATGAGCTTCTGCATGAGCTTCGTCAAGTTGTTTGAGTCGAGTGTCTGCCTTATCAAACATTTCCTGTGCTTTTTTAGCTGCAATTGTTTCTACAATACCAGCTACATCAGGATATTCTTTAGCCCACTCTTCAATATCTTCATCAGACTTAGGTGGGATAATACCAGCTTTAGCAGAAGCTTTTTGTAGGTTCTCTAACTTTTCGTCCCACTCTTTTTCTTTCTGCTGCATGTGGCGTCTTAGGTCACCGTAGCGTTTTTTAAAAGACTTTTCTTCTGCAGATAACGTTTTTTCTTCAGCTTCTGTATTGGTCTCTGCTTCTTGAGTAACCTCTTCGACTTCTTCTTCTGCATCTACTGGGGTTTCTCCCCTTGCTTCAGCTTCAAGTTCTGCAATCTCCTTAGCTTCATCTTCCATTCGTTGCTTACGCTTTGCGTGATTGTATCCACGATCAACGAATCCTGCAGTTTTTGGTGTTTCCACTTCTGCTAGTTCAGGCATATTATTCTCCTTATGTTGGGGTCAGCCGTAGCCGAGTAGCCTTATTATTTTTTGGGTCTTGATGCCAAACCACCTTTATTAAAACCTCCACCTCTTTCTACTTTAGATGCGTAAGTTTCTTTTTTACCTGTACCTCTAGTTTCTGATTTTGGAGCACTCACACTACGAGCACCCCCCGATGTTGGTGCAGATACACCTTCATTTCTAGCAACTTTGCTTGCAGCAGCAGCACGCTCTGCAGAAGCTTTTGCTACCTCTGCACCTGATGGCCCAGGATCACTACTTTCACGCCTTGGGGCAGTATCCATAGTGGGTTGTGTGCTTGGAGGTAATGCAGTTTTTTTAGTTTTAGTTGGTTCTGGTGTAGAAGATTTCTTTTTCTTAGAGTCATCTCTAAGTTTTTGTAATTCTTCTTGTTGGTCCTTCCACTCTTCTGGATTCCCAGATAAATTAACACCTAAAGTTTTAAATAAGTTTTCAGCCTTTCCAGTACCAGGTGCTAACCAATCCCCAAAAACTCCTGAAGCTACTCCAGGTGCTTGAGCTAGGTAATCCTCTAGTTTTGCTTGTGCATGTTGTTCTGCTGCAGTATTGCCGAAGGCTTTTGCAATAATTACAGAAGCCCTTAAACTTGAGATATCTTCTAAAGCATCATAGGTTGTCGCAGCACCACTTAAAAGTGCAGCAGGTCCACCTATAATCATACCCGCACCGACAACAGCTTTTCTTGTTGCAGGATCTATTGGCGTATATTCGCCATTAATAAACTCTATTGCTTGTTCTGGGTCTGTCCAGTCTACACCTTGACCAAATGTTCCAAAACCAAATGCACCTTCTGTTTGTGTTCCTGTTGGGGGAATAGTAGGTCCATCGCTATCGTCACCACCTACTACTGGAGTTTCTACTATAGGTGTTTCAGGCTCTTCACACATACCCGTAATACTATTAAAAACTTTACCTTTAGCTTTACAACTGTCTTCATTTTCTACTGGCACTTCAGTATCAGTAATGCTTACAGAGTTTTCCCAACTAAATCCTCCAGATGGTGTAGAAGAATAAGGGCTTACCTGTGGGATTTCTGGAACTGCAGGTGGCTGTGTTACTGTACCCCCGACATTTAAACCCTGAGCCATAGGTTGTGTATATTGCATCTGCTGTTGTTGATAGGGATCTGTTGGAGCCATGCCACCTTGAGCCATCATAATGCTGTTGATCTCGTTCATCTCATCTGGAGAGAGATCACCACCCATAGCCATTTGAGGTTGAGGTATCATAGGAGCAGCTTGTGGTCCACCAACAGGAACAGGCTCACCACCGATTCTACCATTAGCTTCCATGTTTTGCAAGCCACTTTTTGCTTTATCTCGTAAATCTTCAAAATGTTTTACGCCAAGGTATCTTACGACATCAGCAGGTACAACATACTCACCTTCGGATAGTTGAGCGGGTATATCATCTCGTACCTCTTTAGCCATAGAACCATTAGGTACTTTATTACCTGACACTGGGTCTCGCTTCATGCCATCGTCTTTTAGTCCACCTTGTTGCATAAAGGCCATTTCCATTTGTTCGTTCATAACTGCTCCACCTTTGTTAAAAACACCATGCTTGCTAGGTGTTGTTAGGTACTC